GGAAGGCAGGCCGGTTTGGCCGGAGTATGACGATGAAATGATGTCTGCGGATGTGCAGTATGATCCGCAATACCCGCTACAGATCGGCGTTGACTTTGGTTTGACACCGGCGGCTATCTTTGGGCAGCGAACATCTGGCGGCGCGTGGAAGATCCTCGATGAGCTTGTGACGTTTGACATGGGGCTTGAACGCTTTGGGCAGGAGTTGATAGGCAAGATCGCTGCAAGCTTCAATAAAGCAGAGGTGCAGATCTGGGGAGACCCCGCCGGTAACAAGCGTGACGAGATCTATGAGGTTACAGCCTTCGATCACTTGCAGTCTATTGGGTTTCGCGCACAGCCAACAGATAGCAATGCTTTCAATGTAAGGCGTGAGGCTGCTGCGGCTCCTATGAACCGGCTGGTTGGTGGTAAACCTGGACTTCTCGTTAGCAAGAAGTGCCTGCGGCTGCGGAAATCTCTGAGTGGCGGCTATTTCTTCAAGCGTGTGTCTATGGGCGCTGGGCAGGATCGGTTTAAAGATGCGCCGGTAAAGAATGAGCACTCTCACTGCGGGGATGCGTTTGGATATCTTATGCTCGGTGGCGGTGAGCAACGCAGATTGCGGCGCGGAACCTATGGCGGAAGCTTTGCGGGTGGGCAAACATTCAACGCAAGCACAGATTTCGAGGTCTTCTAATGGCTTTAGTTCAACTGCCCCAGGTAAGGATGGGACACGATGAGCATATTGTTCCGCTGACCTACGATCATTTAGCCAGGATAAACCTTAAAGAAGAGAACAAAGACTTTGCTAACGTGATACCTAACTACATTAACTATGTCTGGGATCACGCCGTAGACGGGATGAGCTGGTCTGGCATCGGGAGAGGTAAGGTTGTCTGTGCGTTTGGCATTCGCCCCTTTTGGGATGGTGTTGCGGAGATGTGGCTGATCCCCGGCAAAGAGATTGAGCGCCATGCGATATCGGTTATACGGGCTTCTAAGCAGCTAACCGATACCGCAATAGCTAATAACGGCATAAAAAGGCTACAGATCTGCGTAAACACGAATAACGATACCGCATTTAGGTTTGCCAAAGCACTACGTTTTGAGGTAGAAAGTGTTATGAGGAAGTACGGGCCAGACGGGTCCGACTATTACATGATGGTGAGGTTTTAACATGGGTGGATTATTTGGCGGTGGTGGATCTTCGGCTCCCCCTCCTAAATCAGCAGCACAAATTCGTGCAGAGCAAGATGCTGCGGCGGCCAACACACGCGCAGAGGAACGTGCGACTTCCTCTGAGCGTTCTGAGATGCAGGGTGTGCAGCGTAGACGCCGTTTGCGCCGCTCTGGTGGCTTAAGGCTTCTGTTTTCTCCCGCGCGTCAAGAGGGGCCGAATCAGAAGCCGGAGGGAATGTCTCAGTCTGAGTGGCTCTTGCTCCAGCAACAGCAAAAATCATCGACACTTGGGGGCTAGTTATGGTTGTGGTCGCTGGAAAAATTGTTAGTGCAATTAAGAAGTATAACAAAACAACTGCTGATTTAGACCCATTCGGAGGACGGTACACCCCTCAAGAGAATAGGCAGAGGGCAGCTTCCCAAAAATCTTTTATGGAAAATCTGAATCGCAATAGTGATCGCAGTAACAACAAGAGTGCCGGTACTGGAAGCTATGCCGGCAGGGGTGCCACTGGTGCTGCCAAAGGCCCCACTCCAGAGCAACAGGTTGCTTCTGCCAGGGCTGCTGAAAGAGAAGCTAAGATAAAGAAGGGCAAGGCTCGGCGCAAGAAGTATGAGGCCGCTCAGACTATGGCTAAAAAGATGAAGCTAATTTTTGTAGATTAGAAAGGCTCGACATGACTCAAATCAAATCAGATCCCCGCGTACACATTCGACCAAAGCCTGTTGAGGCAAAGGCTGCGGTTCCTGAGAAGAAAGCTGCGCCCAAGAAGGCCGCTGCCAAGCCAAAGAAGTAAGTTATGGTAAAGAAGGCGCACCAAAATCCGAAGGGTGGTCTTAACGAGGCTGGCCGTAAGCACTTTGAGCGTAAAGATGGGGGCAATCTAAAGGCTCCCGTCAAGACAGGGACCAATCCCCGGCGTGTTAGCTTTGCTGCTAGGTTCGCTGGGATGAAAGGCCCGATGAAAAATGAGAAGGGTGAACCCACCCGCAAGGCTCTGGCTCTAAAGGCATGGGGTTTTGGATCGGTAGAGGCGGCGCGTAACTTCGCTAACCGTAATAAAAAAGGATAAATGAGATGGCTCGGCTAGACGTAAGAGAGATCATGGAGCGTGAGGCCAAGGCCCAATCCCGCAAGGATCAATGGCGTACTATCTATGAGGATTGCTACGAGTTCGCTCTACCGCAGCGCAATATGTACGATGGAAACTATGAGGGTAACACCGCCGGTCAAAAGAAGATGGGCCGTGTGTTCGACTCCACAGCTATCTCAGCGACTCAGCGTTTCGCTAACCGCATACAGGCTGGCTTGTTTCCACCTCAGAAGCAATGGTGTCGCTTAGAGGCTGGCACTGGCATCCCAAAAGAACAACAGCCACAGGCTCAAGCTGCGCTTGATGCTTACACTGAGCGGATGTTTGAGGTAATGCGCCAGACTAACTTTGATCTGGCTATGGGCGAGTTCCTTCTGGATCTCTGTGTGGGTACTGCCGTGATGATGGTGACGCCTGGTGATGAGGCAACTCCGATCCGCTTTACACCCATCCCTCAGTATCTCGTTTCGATTGAAGAAGGTACATTCGGCAATGTCGATAATGTGTATCGCAAGCTAAGAATGAAGGCTGAAGCGATACCGCAAGAGTTCCCTGATGCTGAAATGACGCCGGAATTGGTAGATGCGATATCACGATCACCATCTAAAGAGATCGATCTTATGGATGCTGTGATCTATGATTACGAAAGAGCGATCTATTGCTATCATGTTATCTGGCCTGGTAAGCGGCAAGATCTGGTTTACCGCACCATGAAGTCTTCGCCATTCATCGTTGCACGTTACATGAAGGTTGCCGGTGAGATATATGGCCGTGGTCCCCTGGTTACTGCGATTGCTGACATTAAGACGCTAAACAAGACCGTTGAGTTGGTTCTGAAGAATGCTTCTCTGTCGATCTCTGGCGTATATACTGCTGCTGACGATGGCGTTCTCAATCCTCAGAACGTAAAGATCCAGCCTGGAGCAATTATTGGTGTGGCTCGTAACGGTGGCGCACAGGGTCCGTCCCTGTCTCCTCTGCCCCGTGCCGGTGACTTTAACACAAGTCAGATCGTTATGAATGATCTGCGCATGAACATTAAGAAGATCTTGATGGATGATACGTTGCCGCCTGATAATATGTCAGCCCGGTCTGCGACTGAGATTGCTGAAAGATCCCGTGAGCTTGCTTCTAATCTGGGTTCTGCGTTTGGTCGATTGATCGATGAGACTATGATCCCGCTGGTGTCACGCATTCTCTATGTAATGGACCAGGCTGGTTACATCGATCTGCCGCTCAAGGTCAACGGTGTAGAGGTAAAGGTCACGCCGGTGGCTCCTCTGGCTCAAGCCCAGAAGTTACAAGAGGTAAACGATATCGTGCAGTTTATGCAGATTGCCAACTCTCTAGGCCCGCAGGGTCAGATGGCATTGTCGATCCCACGGATCACAGCATTCATTGCCGATAAGATGAACATCAAACAGGACTTGCTCACCACAGCAGAAGAGCAGGAAATGATGATGCGACAGATGCAGGCGCAAGCAATGGCCGAACAAGGGCCGCCGACTGCTAATGATGGTGGAGCAACAATGGAGGCTATGCAATGAGTTCACCCGATGGGTGGGAAGGTTTAACCCAAGCAATAAGCGAAAGCCCAAAGGCTGCTGATATAGATGTTCTATACGGCAAGGTGTTTAAAAGCACAGAGGGGCAACGTGTTCTAAGTCATTTGCGCAGCATAACGATTGAGCAACCGACTTGGTTCCCTGGAGAGGATGCGAGTTTCGGCTATGTAAGGACAGGCATGGCAGAGATGGTACGCATGATTGAGAAAAAAATAGAAAGGTCAAACAATGGCTGAAGCAATGGCAAAACAAGTGGAGGCTGACGCCCCAATGATTAACGTGGCAGAGCCGGACACTCCTCAAGAGAATGCGCCGGTTGCTGTGCATGAAGCGCCGCAGGGTGAGCCTGCTGCTGCAAGTGATGATGAGCCGTTAGAGCGGCCAGATTATTATCCAGAAAAATTTTGGGATGAGGACGGCCCAGATGTTGAAAAGCTGGCAAAGAGTTATGCAGAGCTTGAGAAAAAGTTTAAAGCCGGAAAACATAAAGCACCGGAAGAGTATGATGTATCTGCACTTGCGGATCAGGGTTTGGACTCTGACGATCCGACTGTCGCCGTATATCAGGATTGGGCTAAAGAAAACGGGATTAGCCAGGACGCATTCGAGGATCTCGCAGGCCGTGTACTTGCCTTGTCTAAGGATGAGCAAGAGAGCGTACAGTACGATCAGCGCGTGGAGATGGAGAAGTTAGGGGCCAATGCCTCTGAGAAAATCCAAATGACTGAGCGTGTCTTAATGAAAGCTCCTCTGAATAACTCTGAGCGTGAAGCGATAGCATATTCACTGAACAACGCTGACGCGATCAATGCTTTCTTGAAGTATCACCAGTCAATCACGAATGAGAACATTCCTATTAAGCCTACGATCCAGCAAGAGACCATGACAAAGCAGGATCTACAGGTTGCTATCTCTGATCCTCGCTGGCAAAGCGATGCTGCTTGGCGCACTCAGATGGAGCAAAAGTGGTTCCAATCTCAGCAGAAGTGATAGAGACTTGCAATAAATATCGCTTGCGTGTATTTTAGCCTTAACGGCTAACCGTGCTCGGCCCGTTGGATGTAGTAATCTACTGGTTGGCGCGGCCATAACGCGCAAGCGACCGCCCGGAACCTCGGATAACGGAAGCGTTTAATTGAAACGCAAAAGGAGGTTTTTGCAAATGGCGATTAACGTCTCAACCGCGTTTGTTGATCTTTTCGATTCTGAGGTCAAACAAGCGTATCAAGCCGAATCTGTGCTTCGTGGCACAATGCGGACCCGCACCGGCGTTGCCGGTAACACTGTTAAGTTCCCAACAATCGGTAAAGGTGTAGCTACGCTTCGCGTACCACAAACCGATGTTACTCCACTTAACGTCACATACGGCCAAGTAACTGCGACAATGGAAGACTACATTGCAGCAGAATACTCAGACATCTTCCAACAGTCCCACATCAACTTTGATGAGCGTTCTGAATTGGTACAGGTTGTATCTAAGTCTATTGCTCGGCGCATGGACCAGATCATGATCGATGCTCTGAACGCGGCCACTGGCACATCTACTGTTGCAACAACAATCGGTGGTGCTGGTACAAACATGAACATCGAAAAGCTCCGCGCTACTGCGAAAGCTATGAATGAGAAGAACGTACCTTCTGAAGGCCGTCACTTGCTCATGCACGCTTCTCAGCTTGACGCTTTGCTCGGTGAAACTGAAATCACAAGCCAAGACTTTGCTTCTGTCAAAGCTCTTGTCCAAGGTGAGATCAACACATTCATGGGCTTCAACATCTTGACAATGGGCGACCGTGACGAAGGCGGTATTCCTAAGCCTTCTACTCGTACTTGCTTTGCCTGGCACAAAGATTCGATGGGCTATGCTGAGTCGATGGCTCAGAAAACCGAAGTCAACTATGTCCCAGAAAAGACATCGTTCTTGGTTAGCTCCATGTTCTCTGCTGGTTCCGTCTCAATTGACGGCGAAGGCATTGTCAAAATTTCTTGTACTGAATAAGGAGAATAAGACATGGCATTCGCAACAGCAAATTGGGCAACAGTTGGCGCTTCTAAAAGCGGCAATGCTCCAGCTATCTATAGCTACAAATCTTCTGGTGATAACAAAGCTACTATCGCTGGCTCTGGCTATTTCAACACAGTTGAAGCTCTTATCACTACCGGTGATTGGATCTACACACACGGCAGCGATGGCGGTCAAACGCTTGTCGCTACCAACACTGCTGGCGTTATCACAACGGCAGTAATCTAAAGAAAGAGGGGGCTGGCCCCACTGGCCCCCTTTACCCTTTACGGAGAACGATTATGGCTGCTGGTGATACTTCACTCTCGATCTGCTCGGATGCTCTGATACTGTTGGGCGCTTCGCCCATTTCTTCTTTTACAGAAGGATCTGACTCAGCCCAGGCTTGTGATCGACTTTATCCAGATCTCCGTGACTCGCTGCTTTCAAACTATCAATGGAGTTGGAGCATTCAGAAAGTGCAGCTAAATCGGCTGTCCACTGCTCCTATCGATGAATGGAAGTATGCCTATCAGTTGCCGGGGGATATGCTCTCAGGCGTTATTGCTCTCTTTACTAGCGTTGGTATTGGCGAGAACCCCGTCCGGTATGGGTGGGAGATCTATGGCGATCAGCTATACACAAATTTCGAGAAGGTCTTTATCGACTACCAAGGTACAATCGATGAAAGCAAAATGCCAAATTACTTTGTGCGCCTTCTCCGCACCTCGCTGGCTGCTGAGTTAGCTTTTACAATTACCGATCAGATTAGCAAGTCGGACTACTTCCGTGCCTTGGCATATGGCTCACCCGGTGAGTCAAACCGTGGTGGCTTGATGCGTGAGGCAATGAACATAGATAGTCGCGGTAAGCCGCCGCAGATCATTGAGGATTATTCTCTTATTGATGTGAGATACTAAAATGCGGATTATGCAGTTCCAAACGAATTTCTCGGTTGGTGAGCTTGATCCGCTTATCCGCGCTCGTACCGACTTGCAGCAATATCAGAACGCTCTTGAGGAAGCTACGAATGTAATTATTCAGCCGCAGGGTGGGTTCAAGCGCCGGGATGGTACGCAGTTCATCTATGACTTTGGCTCAAGCTTTACTGACTTTAAGGTAATTCCTTTTGAGTTTAGCGTTGATGATAGCTACTTGTTGGTATTTGTCACTCAAAGGATCTACGTCTTTAAGGCTGGTGTCTTGCAGACAAATATTAACGGATCTGGTAATGACTATATTACAGCAACCGATATCACTACCTCTATGCTGGATGATATCAACTATACCCAGGCGGTTGATACGCTCATTCTCTGCCATGAGGATCTCCAAACCAAGAGGCTTGTGCGCAACAGTGACACAAGCTGGACGTTAGAAAACCTGCCAATTACGAACTTGCCTCAGTATGCTTATGCTTTTGATACGCACCAGCCAGACTTTACTATTACGCCAAGTGCATCTACGGGCAACATTACTATTACCGCATCTGACGTAACAACTGACACTGGAACAGCGCAGGCGGGTGGAGCGAATACAATTACCTTGAAGTCTTCGTCTAGTTACAGCACTGACGATCAGCCGAATGGGATGTTTATTACTTTAACTTCTGGTACTGGATCAGGTCAGACTCGGCACGTTGAGGATTATGTGGCCTCTACTAAGGTGCTGACTGTCTACCCCGCATGGGATACGGCTCCCGATAATACCACGCATTACAAGGTAGAGGCTTTTGCGCCCTCTGCCGTTGGTGAATACGCCCAAGTCACAAGCACATTTGGCCGCGCTCGATATGTAGAGTATGTATCGCCTACAGTTATGAAGGCTGTTACGGAAGTGGACTTCTTTGACACGGATGCCATTACCGCTGGTTTCTGGGAGAGTGAACACGGCTATGAGGATGTTTGGTCCAGCACTCGGGGTTGGCCCAGGTCAGCTGCATTCCATGAGGGCCGGTTGTATTTTGGTGGATCTAAGTCTCGGCCAAATACGATCTGGGGCTCTGGTGTGATCAATTACTTTGATTTCAACGCCGGTACTGGACTTGACGATGAGAGCGTTGAGGCAACAATCAACACCAATCAGCTCAATACTATCGTCAACTTGTTCTCTGGCAACGACTTTCGGATCTTCACAACCGGTGGTGAGTTTGTAATCTTACAAGGAACCAATGAGCCAATTACTCCTTCGAGTTTCTTTGTACGGCCACAGACACGGCTTGGATCAAAGGCTGGTATCCCTATCGAAGAGTTGAACGGCGCGTCAATCTTTATTCAGCGCCAGGGTAAATCTATCAATGTGTTCCAGTTTGGCGACACTACAGCATCCTATCAGGTGCAGAACATATCAGCTCTAAGCTCTCACTTGCTAAAAGATCCTGTGGACATGGCGGCGCGCAGGGCTGCGTCTACGGATGAGTCTGATCGCCTGTTTGTGGTCAACGGTACTGACGGATCGATGGCGGTTTACTCTATCCTGGTCGGTCAGAATGTTATTGCGCCAAGCCGGTTCACAACAGACGGTGAGTTTATAGCTGTGGGCGTTGAGGTTGCAGATGTTTATGTGATCGTTAAACGGACTATTGATGGCACTGACAACTATATGCTGGAGAAGTTTGACCCAGATCTCACGCTAGATAGCGCTAAGGAGGGCGGCGCGGCGTCCTCAGTGACGTTACAGCATCTTGAGGGGGAGACAGTCCAGATCATTAGAGATGGCGTTCTAGAGCCAGAACAGACGGTCCCAGGATCTCCTTACACAGTTACGTTTGCTTCTGCTGCTACGTCTAGCTACCAGGTTGGCTTGAATTACACAGTCACAGCTAGGACAATGCCTGCGGAGCCGGTGCTATCTTCTGGATCTGTGCAGGGCTTTAAGAAACGTATTATCCAGGTTGATGCTATTGTGAACAGCACGAAGGATATGACGATTAACGGCAAGCAGATCTCGTTTAGAAACTTTGGCGAAGATGTGTTGGATTCGCCCGTTGAGCCTTTCACTGGCATAAAAACTGTGCATGGCTTGCTGGGATATAGCGGAACGGGGCAGATTACTATTAGCCAGAATGTTCCATTGGAAATGATTGTTCTCGGTCTTGAGTACCGGTTGAGCGTGGGGAGTTAATAAATGGAAGCTGCTTTTACAGTTGTATCGATTGGAAGTAAGCTTGCTCAAGCTAGTGCGCAAAGAGATGTCGGCGCTGCGCAACAGGCGAGCTATGAGCGGCAGGCAGAACAGGCGGAGCTGCGCGGTCGATCGGAGGCCATTGCATACAAGCAGAAAGGGTCCGAAGCCTTGAAGCGATTAAATGAAACGCTGGCTGCTATCGTGGCTAGGGCTGGTGCTGGAGGTGTTGATCCTACGTCTGGGTCTGCGGCTACAGTCCAACAGTTTGCAATGGGCGAAGGCATCGAAGAGTTTAATATTGCCGCTGATAACGCCGCTTTGGCTCTTGGTGAGGGTTATACTCAAGGTGGTATTTACAGATCCGCTGGGTCTACAGCAAAGAAAACTGCGGACGTTGCTGCACTTGGTAGTGTTGGCGAGGCCGCTTATATGGCCGGTCAGTTAATATAGGTTAGGTTAGAATATGGCACAACTTCCACGATATCAGCGATTGGGCTTACAAACCCGTCAGCCGGGGAATATTGACTTTGCTGATATACGGGAACAGGCAAGGTATGCCGACACTCTTTCTCAGCAATTAAACCGGATGTCTGACTTCGCATTTAAGAAAGCCTCTGAGATGGCTGTTGAGCGCGGACAGGAGCGTGTGCGTGAGGAAGGTGCGCTGCCCACACTTGAGGCCATAGAAGAAAAGGGCGGTCCTAGAGGCATTGCTGAGAAAGCTGCTGTCGAGGCCGCTAACCGGATCGCTGTGGTTGAGATTGAAACTCTTGCCACTGCTGATATGCAAGCATTAACGATTGAGGCTGACAAAAAGAATATGTCGATGCCTGCTTATCAAGCTGCATTGGCGGACATAAACGATGGGTACAAAGCTTCATTGTCTGTAGTTGATCCCGTTGCTGCCGGTGTTCTTGGCGCAAGACTGCAAGGTAAAACATCTGATTATCAGAATAGATATTCTGAGATAGCCTTTAGGAAGGCTAAAGCTGCTATGGCGCAGCGCGTCAACGACACTGTTTCCACAAGATCTCAAGCAATCGTAGACGGCGCAACCGCACCTGGGCTTGGTTCTACAGAAAGCGGCATTGAGCTTGCTGTCACTGAGCTTGTGCAGGCTCAAATAGATCTTGGTGTTGGGGAAAAAACTGCCAATAAAGTAGCTCAATCAACCCTCAAGGTAGCAATAAAAGAAAACAGGATTTATCAATTCAACGAAGCTGCCGGAATAAATGAAAAAAGGTTTTTGCTTGAGAAGTATAAAGAGAAGCCTCTGCCTGGGGTTTCTTATTCAGAGAATTTAAATTTTGTAAACAGGCTTGAAGCAAACCTTGCAAGTGAAATAGCTACGGGGCAAAAAGAAACTATTGATTATATTAACAATAATGCAACCATTGCCATGCAAACCGGAGCACCTTCTCCTGATTTTGCTTTAGACGAAAATAAGATATTTGATCTGTTTGGTGAGGAAGAGGGCCAGAGGGTAATTGACTCATGGGAAAGCACTATGGATCTCGTCAACAATGTTGGCTCCCTTAGTGACATGACCGCAGAAGATGCGCTCTCGGTATTAACGCAGTTAAACGAAGATATTAAAACATCTGATGACGCTCAGGTTGCGATCAGCAGAATGGAGACTTTTCGCCAAGCCATTGTTGACAAGCAAACGGCTCTTCAAGATGACGCTGCAAAGTATGTAATATCGACAAATAAAGAAGTAAGTCAGAGTTTAGCCGAAGTTCAAGAGAGCATTAACGAAGGAAACTTTGCTCTTGCCAGTTCAGAGCTGGCTTTTGTTTTTGACCAGATTCAAACAAAGTACGAACAGACCGGCGTTCCCGAAGCCCAAAGAAACCTTATGCCAAAAGAGTTTGCTTCTAGCATTGTAACCATGTTGGATAATGTTGATGCCGATGTAGCTACTACGATTTTTTCTAGAATTGGAAAAGATCTAGGAGATAAGTATGCCAACAAGTTTATTACTGAGCTTCGTAATGCTGGTTTGGCTCCCGAGTATGTCAGAAGTATGTACTTGCAGGATAATGACAAGATCAAGCTTGAGCTTGCTACTGTTTCCAGAATGGATGCAAAGGATCTTAAAGAAAATCTTCCAACAGACACAGACAGTAAGTTTAGAGAAATTATAAACACAGACTCACAGCTCGTTTCGTACCAACAAGCGTATCTGAACGGTGCCGATAGCGAGGGATTGTCGATTGTCGATGAGCAACTTGAAGTTGTTAAGAAGGTGGCAATGTGGAGAATGCGGAATGGTGCCGATGCTAAGACAGCATTCAACAGCGCGCTTAACGATGTTATTCCAGACTATAAACAAACTGTTAGCGATGAAACAGGAACCTACGTTGTTCCAATCGGCGTTTCTCAAATTGATGTTAGTCAAAATCTTCAGCTATTAAAACAGGACGATGCACTAAAAGCGGCGTTTGATATTTATGGCTTTGACATACCAAGATCTGTGACTGTTCCTGATTTTGTGGATGAGGCAATAGCTTTCACTTCATTGGCGGATTATGGTGAGTTCGTAAATAATAGCACAGGTGATGGTCTTGAGTTGCATTACGATGATGAAGGAACGCTCCTGCCAACTGGCTTTGTAATTAAGTTTAAAGACTTAGGCGCTGTAGTCGATAGGGTCTACAATAGCTTCCCAGGAGGTCAGGAAAATCTGCGTTTGATGAGAATGGCTCAAAATGAGGGCAGGGTGCTTTCTAGCGGAATAACCGGCGGACTAAGTGACTTCATCACACCCTCAACGGTCGAGTCCTCTCCAATAGTTAGCCCAGCAGAAGGCGCTGCCGCAGAGGGTAAAAAGTTTGCCGATGATTTCAATAGGAATAAATAGTCAATGTTGCAACCGCGTCCGCTAAACACTCAAAATAGATTGCTTGCTGTAACGACTGCGGACAGGCTTAGAGTAACTTTGGGCCGCGCAGCTACAGAGATTTCTGAAACCCCGATGTTTCGCAAGCTTTTGGCTCAGTCTTTTGAGCAGACCGCAGCGGCAACAACGGCTATAACGGAAGAACAACGTACTGAGTTCTATGAAGCGGATAGAGAGCGCATTCGGCGTCAAGGACTTATAGAGCAAGACTTGGCGTTAGAGACTGACCCTGTAAAGTATGAGGCGCTTCGCTCTGCGTTAGAAGGTATCTATGCCGAGCGTGAAACCCAGAAAAACATTTTCTTTGAACAAGCCGTGCAGGCTGGAAGGCTTAAAAGTCCAGATGAACTTAAAGAGCAATTTGGCGATTTGCTTGAGTTTGCTGATGATAGATTTATGCCGGAAGCAGAAGCTCGACTTTTGTATGACAACAAGAAGGCAGAAGTCATAAGGAACGCCATTATTTCCAGAAGCCCGAGTGGCTTTATCCCTGGCTTGGCTAAATTTGGCGCTGGTATGTTGGCAATGGCCACGGACCCCCTTGAGTTTAGTTTGATGTTTGTTCCATTCGTTGGACCAGGTTCGAGGGCTGCGGCTGTGGCAAAGTATGGTAAAACCTTGGGCCGCGCCAGAACGGGTGCAATCGAGGGTGTGGGTGGCGCAGTATTGGTTGAGCCCTTTGTCTATGGGATGTCAAAGCAACAACAACTTGATTACACGATGACAGAGGCGCTTTTCAATGTTGGAGCCGGTGCTGCGCTAGGAGGCATTTTAAGCCCACTGACAGCCGCATTTGCCCGTAAGTTAGGAAAGATCAGCACAAAAGACACCATTAACTTTGACACTATAGAGGCAGAAGTTAGAGCTGAGATGGCTGCTGTAGAACTTCCAGAGCAAGCTTCGGCGTCCAATGTGTTTAAGGCTAGAAAGCTAAAGAAACAGCAACGAGCTTTGAAGCTTAATTACGAGACCGCTCTTAGGCAGATGATTAATGACCAAGGCGTAAAGGTCGATGTCTTAATTCCAACAGTAAAAGCCTCTGACCGCCCTGTAGACATCCTCACATTTATTAAACGCCGTGGAGGTATTAACGATAATGACCCTACATTCCGGGGCAAACTAAAAAACCTAGAGATCACACCTGTTTCTGGTTATTTGAACTCAAAAACAAACAAGATGGTCTATCGCTCAGCAAGCAATCCAAAGAGTGAAAACAATTTAGACGATATGGCTGAAGCTGCTTTCGAAGCGGGATATATAGATGCCAGAGACACAAACCTTCTTATGGAAGCTATCGGTGAAACAAAACGTGGCAATTCGGTCTTCGCCCGAGAAGATTTTGAAGAGGCTGAATCGTGGCGCCGGGCCAATAATTCTGTAAGCGATGCCGAAGCTGAGTTGAGCATGAGGAACGATATCCGGCAAGAGCTTGAGGCTAACGGGATCAAAGATGCGTCTGATGAAGAGATTGCCCTTACTGTTGATGAGATGTCTGAAAGCGGCTCTGATGTAATGGTCGCTTATGCAAATGTGTCTAACATGGCCCGAGACGTTGCATCCCGTATTGCCGCTCAGGAAAAAGAAGTGAAGGCTCAAAAGCTGGCCGAGTATGCAGAAGATATCGATAGCGATCCTTTTGCTGATACTCAAGCTGCCGAAAGGTTTAGGTCTTCATTAGAAGAAAGCAATCTTGATAATGAAATAGCAACGTCAGAATATCTTGTTTTACAATCTCAGGAGCGTGGAGAGCTTATGGACTACCATATCGAAGATATGAAAACATTGAAACGAATTGATGAAGAGGCAGAAGCTTATTCTGACTTATCTAAAAAGGCTGCGGCCTGTATGGCGGTGTCGTAATGGAAAGTTGCTTAGTTGATATTACCAAGGCTAACAAAGGACGTTTAAGCGAAGATCAGCTTAAACAGATCATTAAAGAGCTAGATAATGAGAAGAAAGCCAGGGGCGCACAAAAGGGGCTAAGGAGCGCAGAGGACGCAATCTTTGAACGCGGTCTGGTCATGGGCAAGGAGGCCGAGATTGCAGCTAAGATCGAAAAGCGCAATCGCTACATGAATATTCTCAAAGAGCAAAAAATTATGACGATAATTCGCCGTGCAAACGAAATGACCGGCGATCCCTCTCTTGGTTTAGACGCAGTTATTGTTGGTACTAGCAGGGCATTTGAGGGCGCTGGGAGATCAGTTGATGCGCTAAACGGTGCGCTAATGGGTGAGTATGCCGGTGGGCTCATTGCTGATCTAAAAAAAGCCAAGCTCAATACCCAGTTTAATAATATGAAGGGCGACTTTGAGCGAGAAGTTGCAAACGTATTGGGGGATCTAAACAGAAAAGACCCCAAGGGCGTTATGGAAATTAAAGATAAGCTTGATGACGGAACAGAGAGAATTATTAAAATAAGTGAGGAAGCCAAGCAAATTGGTGAAATCCTATTTAAGTACCAACGTGCGGCTCTCAAGCGAGAAAACATAGCTGGATCATTTATCAGACTGAAAGAAGGTCGAGTAGTTACAGCAAGTCACGATCAAAGGCGAATGGTCAAAGAAGGAAAGCAAGCCTGGTCTGAATATGTAAATGAGCATATTGATTGGAATAGAACGCTCGACGGCGAGTATAAGATATCTATGGATATGACCGATGAAGCTGCTAAGGCTGCGATAGTCGCTTCGAGAATGGAGTTTTTAGACAGAACTTACACGGCAATCGTTAGTGGCGTTAGAAAGCAGGGAGACCGCGCAGAGATTAGCAAGGCATTTACCGGACCCGGAAACCTTGCAAAGAAGGAAAGCGCCTCTGCACTGCTGACTTTTAAGACTCCTGATGATTGGTACAATTACGATCAAAAGTTTGGCAAAGCCTCTTTGCGTGAAGCCTATATGCAAGACCTAAATTCTGCGGCCAGGTCAACGGCGCTGATGGAGATGCTAGGGACTAACCCAGAGGCTATGGTTGATCGTGTAATCAAGCGCATGGAAGTAGAGTACAGAGACGATCCTAAGAAACTTGCAAGAATTAAGAGGGAGGCGTCTGCGCTTACATTCAAGGCTGCTCTCGATGAGGTTACTGGTGATATTAACATTGGTTCACATACGCCTATAGCCAGGTGGATGCACGGATTTCGTGCGTTGCAGACCATGGCAAAGCTGGGTGGCGCATGGATCTCTGCCCTATCAGATGTGGCATTCATAGCATCAAACAGAATGTATCAGGGCCGATCTATGATGGATGCCTGGAGTGATGGTCTGACTGCGGTGTTCAAGGGCATGAACACTGGTGAGATGCGCGAGTTTTCAGATCGACTTTCTGTTGGAATAGAAGGACAGCTTGGCGACTTCATGTCTCGTTTTAATGCGGCTGATGATGTTCCAGGGCAAACCTCTAAGCTATTAGGCCAGTTCTTTAAGCTTAACCTGTTGCAACCTTGGACCGAAAGCAACAAGCGTGGCGTAACGCTAATGATTGCAAACGATCTTGGTCGTGAGGCCTCTAAGGGTTTTGATAAGATCCCAGAAGATTTAAGGCGCATTCTAGGCATATACGGTATAGATGCAAAAGGCTGGGACGCTGCTCGAAAGGGAGCAAAGAAAGGGCCGGACGGTCAGACCTATCTTGTCCCCGGTGAGATCGGTGATCTAAATGTTAGAGAGAATATGTTTGCTCTGCTGGTTTCGGAAGCGGATAACGCGGTTCCATCACCGGGTGCAAAAGAGAGAGCAATCCTTAGACGCGGGTATCGTCCCGGCACATTGGCTGGTGAAGGCATTCGTTTTCTTACTCAGTTTAAGTCATTTGGAGTAACAGCTCTGACCAAGCCTCTTGCGAGACAGGTATATGGCTATGGCTCTAAGTCTTTAAACGAACAGCTCAAGCGCGGTGTCGGAGCTAATCTTGGCTTAATCAACACAGTCGCCGGGACAACCGTTCTTGGTTATTATGTTATGCAGCTCAAAGAAGTTGCAAAGGGCCGGGAGATGAGAGAGGCCTCACCGGAGGCGTTCCTTGCGGCAGCATTGCAGGGCGGCGGTTTAGGTATATACGGTGACTTCTTATTTGGTGAAGCCAATAGATATGGCGGCGGCACACTGGAGACGCTGGCTGGTCCGGGTATCGGAACGGTGTCTGAAACTATAGATCTGCTTCAGAGAGCTAGAGGGGTTGTCACTGGTGGAGATGTGGACTTTGGCGGTGATGCAATCAGACTTCTTAAAAGCAACACGCCATTCGCAAATCTATTCTACACAAAAGAGGCTATGAATTACATGGTTTGGTATCAGCTACAGGAAATGAATAATCCAGGCTATTTGGAGAGAGCAGAGCGAAGGGCTGAAAATCAGAATGACACTAAGTATTGGGCCGCACCATCGAGCTTCGTCCAAACGGGCGGCGGGTTCAGATAAGTATTATTGGAATGGCAAAAGAAATCTGCTATAGAGTGAACAAAGGAACGGGAAAACGACATGAGTGATATCGCAATTAATCCAGTAACCCGCCGGGTTCAGTTCACAGGCAATACCGGAACCGGTCCATATGCCTTTACGTTCAACATCTTGGTCGATGGTGATATCGCAGTCTTCAAGGGGACTACGGAGCTAACGCTTACCACTGATTACACGGTCAGTATTAACGCGAATGGAACGGGGTCTATTACTCTAACTGTTGCTCTCATAGCATCTGACGTTCTTACAATCATTGGTGGTCGTGAGCTTTCACGGACTACAGACTTTGTTACAGCCGGGGATCTTTTGGCTTCTAGCTTAAACGAACAGCTAGACAGTAACGTGATTATGACCCAACAGCTCGATGAGAAGCTTGGGCGTGGTCTGTTTGTGAACCCTGGTGATGTGTTTACTGACCTAGAGCTTCCTCTGAAGGATGATCGCAAAGGTACAGTTCTCGGGTTCAATGCGACTACGGGTGATCCAGAGCCAGGTCCAGAGATTGCTGATGTCGATTCACTAGCAAGTATCTCTGCTGATATTAAGACCCTTGCTGAGATCCAGGACGGTACGGTTGCGACTGACGCTATTACAAACGTCAACACGATCCGGGCAAATGTCACCACGGTATCCGGCATCTCAGGCAATGTAACAACTGTTGCAGGGATTAGCTCGGACGTTACTACGGTTGCGGCTGATGGCACTGATATCGGTATTGTCGCAGGTATATCGTCTGATGTTACAACTGTTTCTGGTATTAGCGGCAATGTGACTTCGGTTGCTGGAAATGCGTCTAATATTAATACTGTTGCTGCTGACGGTGCTGACATTGGGACCGTGGCAACATCTATTACAAACGTGAACACTGTTGCGACAGACATTGCTAATGTAAATACAAACGCAACAAACATTGCATCGATCAATACTAACGCAACAAACATTACTGACATTCAGAATGCGAGTGCGAATGCTGCATCTGCTTTAGCCAGTAAGAATGATGCCGCTACTAGCGCCACCAATAGTGCTAACAGCGCCACTGCTAGTGAAACATCTAGGGTGGCTAGTGTTGCTGCGCAGGCTGCTGCTGAAACTGCTGAGACCAACGCTGAGACAGCAGAGACTAATGCTGCTTCAAGTGCATCTGCTGCTTCTACAAGCGCATCTAATGCGTCAACAAGCGAGACCAACGCAGCAACCAGCGCCGCAACGGCGACAACGCAGGCTGGCATAGCAACGACCAAGGCCGGAGAGGCGGCAACATCTGCAACAGCTAGTGCAAGCTCTGCCTCTGCATCTGAGGCCGCTAAGGACGCTGCTCTTGCTGCACTGGATAACTTCGATGATCGTTATCTGGGGTCTAAAGCATCCGATCCTACGCTGGACAATGACGGTAACGCATTGATTTCAGGCGCTTTATATTTTAATACCACTGACAATGTGATGAAGGTGTATGACGGAAGTTCATGGCTTGCTGCTTATGCTTCTCTGTCAGGCGCTCTGCTTGTTGCCAACAACCTGTCTGACTTGGCTTCTGCTTCTGCTGGCCGGACTAACCTTGGCCTTGGTAATAGCGATAGCCCTACGTTTGCAGGATTAACTACTACTGCGGATGTGTCCTTCGGCGACAGCGACAAGGCCATCTTCGGTGCTGGCAGTGATTTGCAGATTTATCACGATGGTAGCAATAGCTATATTAGCGATCAAGGCACTGGTAATATAATTCTAGATGCAAACGATAGCTTTCAAGTTAAACGTGGTGCCAATACATCTGCTGTTTTTGATACAAACGCTGAAGTTGCTCTTTATCATAACAACTCACCCAAACTCGCCACCACCTCCACAGGTATTGACGTAACTGGCACAGTGACGGCTGATGGGCTGACTGTGGATGGTACAGCTACAATTAACAATATCATTGATATGACAGGGTCTACTGCTAATTATATAAAGGCGGCAACATCTGGTGGTGACTTACGTTTTATTACCAATGAAGGTGGAACAAATAAACAACGTGCTATCATTGCCAACAACGGCGACCTGTCACTGTACGAGGACACAGGCTCGACACCAAAGTTCTTCTGGGATGCGAGCGCGGAGAGCTTGGGCATTGGGACGAGTTCGCCTAGTAATCTTCTTGAGCTAGATGCTGGAAGTGGAACCAATGCTGGCATGACCATTCGCATGGGTACTGGCAATTCTGGTGCAAATGATAGCTTTATTGGTTTTGAAAATAGTGCTGGCACTGAGATTATCAGAACAAGGTATGATAACCCTCTAACATCTTATGTCATTTCTTCTGACACGTCAGGCGATATACTATCGGTAACACGCAGCGGTAACGTAGGCATTGGGACGAGTTCGCCTAGTACGCCAAGTGGGTCATGTTTAAGTTTATATAACGCTACGCTTCCAAGGCTTAATTTTAAGAACTCCACAACAGGTGATGGCACTTTTGATGGCTTTGAGTTGTATATGCAGGGTACACTTGCTGGGGTAAACAATAAAGAAAACGGTGCAATAGCATTTGGCACTAATGATTCAGAACGTATGAGGCTGGATGCATCGGGCAACCTGCTTGTGGGGACTACGAATACAGACCCAATAGGCAATTCAGTTGCAGGAATGAGAATCGGATCAACTGGTTTTTTCAACATAAACGCAGCATCTGCGGCTAGTGGTTTCTTTGGTAGATCGGGGTCGGATGGCGACATTGTTAAGCTCTACAAAAGCGGCTCCATTGTGGGGAGTATTGGGAACTCAACAACTAATTTACTTATAAACTCTACTTCAGGGAGTGGTTTATTCTTTGGGTCAGGTACTATTGCACCAATGGCTTCAGGTTCCCTCACAGGTAATAGCATTGACATCGGCACTTCATCATACAGTTACAAAGACGGTTACTTCGGCGGCACAGTAAACGCAGCCAACTTCAACACCACCTCAGACGCTACCCTCAAGACAAACGTAGAGACGCTCACAGGCTCTCTGGATGCCGTTAAGTCCCTGCGTGGTGTCTCATTCGATTGGATCGAGAATGGCAACTCAGAGGTCGGCGTAATCGCTCAGGAAGTGGAAGCTGTACTGCCGGACGTAGTCAGCACAAATGACCAAGGCATCAAGTCAGTTAAATACGGAAACATGGTGGCTCTCTTGATTGAAGCCATGAAGGAACAACAGGCTCAGATTGACGAGCTTAAAGCTAAACTAGGAGAGTAATCATGGCTATCACATACACATGGACTATCGCAGAACTTGAGCGCAACACAGCAGACGGTGGTGTCACAGTGGCACACTGGCGGTGCGAGGGTGTTGATGGGGAGGCTACTGCTTCCTCATACGGGACAACCTCATGGACACCGGACGCATCTGCTTCTGACTTCATTGCATTTGCTGACTTAACTCAAGCCAACGTGCTTGCTTGGGTCTGGAACACTGTCGTGAAGGCTGACGTTGAGACAGCCATTGCTGACAAGATTAACGCTGAGTTGAACCCAACTACGACTGTCGGGCTTCCTTGGTAATCATAACGCTAATAGTGGAAGGACACGAAGATGGCGATTAAAGTAAATGGTACTACGGTTATTGATGACAGCAGGAACCTTGTAAATATTGTGAGTGGGGCGGGTAGTAGTACAACCTATGGTGATGTTGGGACTTATTTGTTAGGTTACGAAGATGTTGGGGCTGTTACTGAAAACACAACAATAGCTGGGTCTAGCTTATTCCCAGGAGGTATTTACGGGTTTGGCGGCGAAATTACTGCAGACTCCGGGACAGGATCTACCGGGCATACTCGTGGTGGCACCGCACTTAGTGGGACTTGGCGCAGAATGTTTCGTGCAAATATTGGCGGGAATGACTGGAAAATGGGCTTACATGTGAGGATTTCATAATGACTGTAACAATAACAGAAGTCCGCAATGCGGCATCCCTCCAAGCTGACAATCTCCGCATGGACGTAGAGATTAACCACCCCAAGTTTGGCTGGATACCCTACACCCTAGACCCTGCTGATACAGACACTACCATCGACAATGATGCAGTCATGGCTCTGATCGGCACAGACTTCGCAGCATATGTTCCGCCTACTCAGGCAGAGTTAGACGCAGCCGCAGCCGCACAGGTTCGTGCAGAACGTGACAGGCGTTTGGTTACAGAGGTTGACCCTATCGTGTCTAACGCTTTGCGCTGGGCAGACCTTACCGCAGCTAAACAAGCTGAGTGGACACAGTACCGCACTGACTTGCTGAATGTCCCAGATCAAGCTGGCTTCCCAACTGACATCACTTGGCCGACTAAGCCTGAGTAACTAAGGTAAATACAATGGATAAAAGAACAGTAGCATCGGCACATGAACGGATCGACAACATGGAAAAGCAAGTAATTGCAATTCAAACTGAAATGAAGATTCAATTCAAAGATTTGTTTGGTCGCGTCAAACGAATGGAAAGCATTATGATTGCAGCCACAGGATCTATCATTGTCCTCTTGCTGGCAGTGCTGTCGAAGATGGGATGAGGTTTCTTTTAGCTATAGCCATTGCGCTTGCAGGGGTTGCTGCATCTGCGCAAGACAGTGACGTAGTGAAAAGCGAAAGCACTGTCACAAGTAGCGGAACAATGGATACAACGGTCAACTCTCCACCGCCCTCTGCTATCTCTCCTCAAATATCCGCAAGTAATAGTGACCTGTGTACTGTCGGCGTGGCTGGCGCTGTGCAGACGCAGATACTTGGCATTTCCGCTGGCCGCACGGTGCGCGACATGAATTGCGAGAAGCTAAAGAACGCCAAAACGATGTACGATATGGGCATGAAGGTGGCGGCGGTGTCTGTGATGTGCCAAGACGAGCGCATATTTGATGCAATGATGAACGCTGGAACCCCATGCCCCAAGGATGGCTTGATTGGTGATGCGGCTAAAACCGCTTGGGAGATGGAAGCTAACGAAGACCCTGCGCCAGAAATGCAGCGCGGTGCTATAGAAAGTTTGATTGATGGACAAGACTCCAAAACCATTGGCATCGGCGCTGTGCTGGGCGCTCTGGGCCTCCTGCTGTTACTCTGATCCATATGTATTTGGGGTGACAGGCAATGCCGCCGCAAGCGGTCTGTCCTGGTCGATGGGATCGGTGCTTCCCTCACAAGACGGCCTAGATGTAAACGGCCTGATCTACAGATACAGCACCGTTAAGAACGCAGACGATCCAATGAAGGTGCATATTCGCAACGGCAATGCCGATGGCACGGGCTACACGTTCAGCGAGACTGACAATTGGTCAGGCGTTCCAGGCAACACAATCACCAAACAGTTTTCCTTGCCCTATATCCCGGCGTCTCTTTGGGGGAATGGCTCAATTGATGTCGAAGGTACAGGCGAAGTGATCGACCCTGTTGTGATCTACAGCTACCGCTTTGATCCGTGCTACGACCCTCAGCTAGACCCAAACTGTCCGGGCTACGTCAAGCCTGCGCCGCCTGTGATCGAGGTTGAGGTATATGATGCGCTGGAAGATGAGTCCGTAGCAGAGGTTTTGGAAGATGAGACCGAATTTAAATATGATGCAGACGGCAATCTAATTGTCGAAGAGGACGAAGAGGAAGAGGAGACACGCTTGGAGATGGGCCTTATGGCATCTGCCAATGCACTGACGCTTACTCAGACCCAAGGGCAGTCCGAGTTAATTAACCAGATCAATTTGCAAACCAACATCGCCATGTATTACAATGCAAGTATCAGTGGTGGTGCTTACGGAGATGTCAATATTTTGACGGACGCTGGTATTCCTGATAACAAAAAGGCACTGAGAAATAACTTGGCCCAACAATTGCTTCATGAGCAAATGGTGCAAAGCCAATATGGAGATTGATATGAAGTACCTAACTCTTGTTCTGTCTTGTGTGGCATTACCTACCCTTGCAAACAACGTAAACATAAACGGAACTGTTCAGGCGCGTTGCGTCATCACAACTGATACTGTCGGTGTTTACGGCAACCCTACCGCCGACAAGCTGACCACAGCTTCCGCAAGTGCAGGCGTTGTTCCTGTTGTTCGATACGATGTGGCGCTGGCCAACTACTACACTGCAAAGATTACGCACCCTACCTCGTTTAGCTCATCGCCATCCTTGAGTGATACGGTGACTTGGACAGGGTCAACCGCCGTTCACAATACATCTGACGCTGGCATGTCTGGCTATGACGCAGCAAAGGTGACTTACGGATCGACCACAGAGTTTGCCCTAACCGTTGCTGGATCAACGTGGTTCAAGACTGAAAGCGAAGCGGTTTATGGGGTCAGCAAGCCCTTCCCCGGCGGGACTTACACCGCCCTTGTTGTGGCAGAGTGCATTGCTGACTAGAACCTGCATATTCCTCTGTCTTGCTGCGCCAGTGGCGGCACATGATATGACGCCTGCATATCCAGAGGTTCGACCGTCCCACGTTGCTGGTGTAGTTCGAGCTGACATGTCTTTGTTTAATGCTCGTAACGATGTGAAGTATTATCAGGTCGAAGTATTCGATGAGGCTTGGGGAAACATAAAGTTCTCGTCCCCTAATCGCATAATGAAGGTGGACCACGAAGAGCGTAAAGACTTTGCAGTTTACATTCGTAAGGCTGACATGGACCGGGCGGTTTATCTATGCACTACGTCAAAGATCGTAAAGGATCGTGGGGACAAGCCAATGGTTGCAAGCAAGATATGCTCGAGGCTAGATGGGGGCAGGCCATGAGACTGCTTTGGGGAGCATATGGCGTATTCTGCATTGCGGTCTCCGTTTGGTTTATATCCGCCATTCAGGCTCGATCTGACAGTAGCTCTCTCGCCGTGCAACTTCCCAACCCACCGATGAACTATCAATCAGACAGGTTTCGTGCTGGCAACCTAGATTGCAGCAACGCCATCGGTGGCGGCACGACCTTAGAGTGGGGCGTGACAGGTGTAATCAACAACAACGATGGCAATGTTGGTCAGGGCAAAGACATCGGGCTTTATGCTCGAATCGTTATACCGCTGGACAAGCCGCGCAGTCGTATAAACTGTGACGATCTATATCAGCTTGAGTTGACGCAACGCAGGCTTGAGGTGCAAATGCTTCGCGCTGAGTTGCAAGCACTGCAAGACTTGCAGAATAGCCAAACAAACTCTGAGGGCGAAATGGAGTTTGAGAATTGACTGACCTAACCAAAGTGGCCGATGACATAGATGGACTTGCTGACCGCGAGATCAAGGCTGGCGGTTTCAAGTTCACGTTTGCCTCGGTGGCTGCAATCTTCGCGTTCATTTCCACCATTGTCGGCGGCTTGTACGGTGGCTTTGTTCTCTATCAAAAGATCGAAGAAGTCGCTGGTTTAGATCTCGGTGCATATCAACAACAAATGGAGGTGATGGATGCAAAGGTTTCCGGTATGGCGGAGAAAGTCGAAGAGGCTGTCGAATATTCCAGAGACATCAAGAACGGCCTCAAAGATGATCTGTTGCGAATTGAGCAACAAACTGATCGCATTGAAGACACGGTTCGCATCGTTGAAGACCGGGTGGACAAATCTCTGAGAGAAAACGAAGCTGAAGTAAGATCGCTAATTGATAATGCAGACGTGCGTTTTGAAGCTCAACGTGATAGACTTCGTTCATCGCAAGATACCGAAATGAAAGATTTAGAAAACCGCCTTGACGCAAAATTGCAAAGGGCTCTGGATAACCCCCTATCAGATTAGGAGAAAATCATGCAAGACTATGATCTCAACGGGAACGGACAGCTTGACCCTGAAGAAAAGGCGATGATGCTTGAAGATCGCCGTATGCGTATTGAGGATGACAACGCCCAGCGCGATCAGTCCCGCAAAATGATTTGGTGGGTTCTGGCTGGGATGCTTGGCTATCCGTTTTTTGTGGTTATCTCCAGCTATCTAGGCTTGGATGCCGCCTCTGACATCTTAGGCAGCATGGCAACCATCTACTTCCCAGCGACATCACTGATCCTTGGCGCGTTCTTCGGGGCCAACGCCTATCAAGCGAAAAAGGACTAGCCATGTTACAGGCTCTCATTGGCCCCGTGACGGGCATCTTGGATAAGTTCATTGAGGATAAGGACCAGAAGGCGGCACTCGCCCATGAGATCGCGACCATGTCTGAGCGTCACGCTCAGGAGCTGGCAAAGGGTCAGCTAGAAATCAACAAGGCCGAGGCCGCATCTGGCTCAGTGTTCAAGGGCGGCTGGCGTCCATTCATAGGCTGGGTTTGCGGCATTGCGTTTGCATATCACTTCGTGTTGCAGCCGCTTATCGTGTTTGGAGTAACCGCTGCTGGGGTTGAGATACCAGAGCTGCCGTCATTTGACATGGGTAGCTTGATGACCGTTATGATGGGGATGCTCGGACTGGGCGGACTCAGAAGTTATGAGAAGAAACAGGGGTTGACGAAATGATACTTTCCTCGGATCAAGTTCACAAACTACTTCACGGCAATAAAGACTGGGCTGAATGGGTCGCACCATTGCAGACCATGCTGCCAAAATATGAGATCGACACGCCAAATCGGATAGCGATGTTTATGGCTCAGTGTGGTCACGAAAGTAATAACTTTCGCGTTCTAAAAGAGAACCTGAACTATTCTGCAAAGGCTCTTGATGCGATCTTTCCCAAGTATTTCAAACGCGCTGGGCGCGATGCTCAAGAATACCACCGCAAGCCAGAGAAGATTGCAAACTTAATCTATGCAAATCGCATGGGCAATGGTCCAACGGAGAGCGGTGATGGCTGGACACACAAGGGTGCCGGAGTAATCCAGCTCACGGGCAAAAATAATCAAACTGCCTTCGCAAACAGTGTCGGCAAGACGATTGAACGGGCCATTGAGTATTTGGACACTAAAGAAGGCGCTCTCGAGAGTGCCTGTTGGTTTTGGTCAGAGAATAATCTGAACCGATATGCGGATGACATCCTGAAAGCCACAAAGAAAATCAATGGCGGAACAATCGGTCTTGAGGATCGGAAACATCATTATCACGATGCTTTGGAAATTCTGGGTGGCAAGGTTAATCCAGCCCCGCGTCCAACTCTCTTGAAGGTCGGCTCTGAGGGCGAACAGGTCAAGAAAATACAGGAAGTCTTGGGGTTGGATGCTGACGGCATCTTTGGCCAGATGACAGCTAAATATGTGAAAGTTTGGCAAGCTGACAATGGACTTGAGCCAGATGGAATTGTTGGCCCGAAAACCTATGCCAAAATAATTAAATAGTTTGCAAATGTAGCAGGCAAAATGTAGAAATATCGAGCGGGTGGTCCAACATTGTTTGTTGGTTAACGTGCTACCGAATGCGCCACCATTCACACGGCCACCCGCGCGATCTTTCTTAGAATATAATTGCTACCAGGGCCATTACGGCAATGCCACTGGCAAAGCCTGCAAACGCGCCGACCGCGCCTGCAATCTCAATTTTCTTTTCCATTTCCTCTTCGCTCATAGCGTTCCCCCTACCTTAGTTTTTTTCTTTATGCTGCGCTGATGATCCTGCCATTTGGCTGCGTAGATTAACTCGTGCTTTACGGCGTAATCCAGATCGCTCTGAAGTATGTCCCGAAACCTATCCTTTAGCTTTCTTTTGTAATGGCCCTTTGAAGTATCTCGCCTAATGCGAACAGGCTCTCTAGCTGCTGCTTGAGGTTGTGCCGGTTCTGTTTTTTTGCAGTCTCGATCATGATTAATAGTTGACGTTGACTTCGGGCCAATGCCTGTTTGCCTTCTTGGTTCATCGCTTTTCTGCCTTCCATCGATAAATTTTATTCCGTATTTTTTTGCGATATCAACAACGGTTTTATACGGTATCGACATAAAAGCAGATGCTTCTTTCTTTGTCAGCTTCATTTCTGCTGCCTTAATGCACTTGATTATATCTTTACCGGTCATTTCTTTTTCCTTCCGTCTGTCTCCCATGTGATACTGTGCTTGCGGCAGAAGGCACTGAGCAAGGCTTGCGACATATCCAGGCTTTCTGCTGCTTTTACTTGCGTCACTTGTCCAGCCAGATCCTCAACCACGCCAATCAACTCCCGCTTTTGACGCGCCTTCATTTGTTTCCAGGTCTCCATCATTCTTTTCCTAACTGTGCGCCCAATACCTTGAGGCAATTCTTGTATCGTTTGTCGATCTCTTCTTTGAACCCATCGGAAAGCGTGTCAATTGATTGTTGGTTTTGCTCGATCAACTGACGCAGCATTGTCATGCGCTCCCGTGGTGGGATAACGGTCCCTTCTTTGGTGGCTTCCAGTTTGGTATAGGCTGCAATGAGCTTGATGAGATTAGCGGTAAACTCTTGCGCATCACCTGATCCCTTCTCCTGGCCTATGTGGTTTTTCAGTGTGAGCAGATCCCCGGCGGGTGGTGCTGGTGGCGGCTGCGTAGATTGAGCCTGCTGACTTTGCGCTGCTGCCTTGCGCGGTACAGCATCGATCTCATTGAGGCTGGCATATGTCCCGCCATGCAGGCCAATAGAAGCCAGAGCGCGGCCTATGGCACTTGTCTCTGCGTTCTCCAGGGCGCTTGTCTTGTTGACGTTACCTTGGCCCCTGATTTCTTCAGCCATGCCAGAGCCAACAATCATTCCGGCGCTGTTGGTAATCGCTGCCTTGATGACAACTCGCTTGCCATCGTCTGTTAGGATCTCGGTGTTGATCCCGTGATCTGTCCCGAATGCTTTGCGGAACGCTTCAACGCGCACAAACACCTCGGTGTATTTCTTGCCGCCGCGCTGCGTGACGCCGTGGGTGCGATTAAGATCGTTCACCTCGGCCATGGCTTTTTGTAGTTCACTCATTATTTGATCCTCACTGTGACAGACGCGCTGCCCATTTGATATTCGCAACCTGGCACAAGCTCCCCTGCATCCATCTGCTTTTTAATTGCTGCCATGTCTGGCTTGACTGTTACTGTTGTTAGCTGGCTGGGAATGTCGTGCGGATCTATTACCACAACTTTCTTGCGGGGTTTGGTCCGGCTAACTGTTCCTAGAGCGTGTTGGATCTTAGTCTGGCCCATTGCATCGAGCAAGTGACCAATCGTGATCGAGAGCGCTTCCTGCTTGGCTGAGAGGCGCTTTGCTCTGGCGGTGTAGGTTGCTGCTAACTCTTTGACTGACCCTTCGTAGATTGAGCATTCGGTGCGCTCCTGAATGAGCTTGCCCAGAATGTCCATCGCATCGGTCTCACCGTCCAGCGTGTCCAAGAATGTGTCCTGATCGTCTCCGGTCAATAGCCTGATGTGATCGGACATTTCGCGGATTTCCATTAGCTTAAAAAACATATTGTTCCCCTTGTTTTGTGACGGCCCAAATGATCTCGCCGTTGCCGTATTGGTTTTTATGGCGCCGCCCGGTGTCTTCGATCAGCTCCATTTCTTGCAGTTCCGTTAGGCGTGGTCTTATGCTAGTGATAGGCAGCCGCAAAGAGGCGCTTATCTGCTCCCCTGACCCTCCTCCCAGGGTCGATAGCGCGCGCAGGGTCTCCAATCTCCTGCCTGTAACCTTTGCGGCCGCCTGATGCGCCGCCGCGGTCTCTGTGTCCCCAGCCCCGCGGTGGTGCATCTTTTTTATGTTCACTTCATAGATCTTCATCGTCTTGCTCCTCGAATATTGCGCCCTCTCCGTTGCACGTTTCGCATTCAACCGGATCTTCGTAAGGCTCACCGATATCCCGGCTGAAGCTTTGCCGCCGGTAAGTGACCTCAACCACCTTGCCATCGCCATCGCACTCCGGGCATATCTTTGACGCCCTCTCGCGTTGGTCTTGAAATATGTCTTTCACTCTGCCCATCACTTGCTTTCCTCTGGCTTGTTGCCGGAGCAATGTTTGCAATACTCTTTCGGGGCAGCGCCACACTTGCGGCAAGCTTCTGAAAGTTTCCTCATGTTTGACATCACAAAATCCCCGCAAAAAAGAATAAAAGGTAGAAGGTGACAAACAGGCTCACCACTCCGATAGTATCTTTGACCCACTCTTTCCAATCGTCCATTTTAGCCCCTCCAATCATGTTGTTTTGCCATAAGCTTTGGTGAATTGTGATCGGTTGCGTTCACGAATACATAGCCTCTTTCCATTGCACCCATGCGCCACTCACCCCGCCAGCCCAGCTTGTCTAACAGTTTTTGTGCTGCGTCAGCGTGGTTGCCCTCTATGTTTAGGCTGTCATCCCACTCCACAGTATAGGTTGAACCTCTGTGACCACTGGATGTCATGGCCTTGACCCGTGGTGCTTTGGTGTCAGTAGGGCCAAGGTATTTTGTTGTAATGGTTTGCATTGTCCTAGTCTCCTGTTGTGTTGTCCTGTGAATTAGACTAAGGTGATATCACAATAGGGTCAATACCTAATTTAAAGTTTTTTTGAATTGGTGTAAATTACTGAAAGAAAGGGAAAAAGTTGAAGTATCAAACAAAGATGGAAGAAAAGAAAGCTCTGGTGGTCCGATTGCCTGCTGGGGTCAAAGCCCGTTTGGATAGCGCTTCCCAATCCCAGGGGATATCACAAAGCCGTTTGGCAAGTGAATTGATATCGGAAGGGTTGCCGACCACATCCATCGCAGCAAGCATCGGCGCACGGGCTTCGGCGCGCAGCGGTGCTGTGATCGAAGACGATGACAAATCAGATGTGACAGACTGGCTCAAACGAATATGACCACGACTTATATATGGCTCCCTGGTCAACCCATCGGCAAGGGTCGGCCCCGGTTTACTCGCATGGGCAGGGTCTACACGCCCGAGAAAACCCGCAAGTTTGAGCATCGATTAGCTGCGGCTGCATCTGATTACATGGCTTTGCACAACTTGGAACCGACAGAAAAGCCGTGCCAGATGGTTATCAAAGCACAATTTGAGATCCCCAAGAGTTGGACCAAAGCAAGGAAGGCGGCGGCTGCGGCTGATATCATTTACCCCGGCAAGCCAGACATCGACAACATAGCCAAGATCGTCTTGGACAGTTTCAATGGCGTGGTTTTTGAGGATGATGCCCAGGTATATGATCTCAAGGTATTCAAGCGATACGCCGTTGAGCCTTGTTTAGTCACGACTGTGACCTGGTAACAGAAACGCCCCTGCAATTTCTTGCAAGGGCGATAGGACTGAAGTACACTAGAAGAACCAAAAACAAGTGCAGGGTCAGAATAGGACGATCCTGCCCAAATGAAAAGGGTAAAAGCGATGTCATTCAAAGCGACAAATTGGGCGCTGACCATCAAAGGGCTGAAGCCAGCCACCAAAATCGTGCTGATCTATCTATCTGATCGGTTCAATCCTGATTATGGATGTTTCCCCAGCATTGCCAAGCTTGCTGAAGATTGTGAGATGTCGGAGAAGTCAGTGCATACTCACCTGGACAAGCTGGAAGCCGCCGGTCTCATTACAAAGACAGCCAGGACAAAGGGAAATGGCATCAAAACGAGCAACAGCTACAAGCTTCATATGTCAACAAATCCCGATATGAAAAATTTACAGAACGGATATGTAAAATTTACAGGTTCCGATGTGAAAAATTTACATACTAACCTAGTAAGTAATAACCATGTAAAAGATAACCTTAATAATATGTCCATTTTTGAGGATCTCTGGAAGATCTATCCAAAGAAGGTTGGCAAGGGTACAGCTCGTAAAGCGCTGGCGACAGCAATGAAGAAAGCTCCCATCGATCAGATCCAACATTCGCTCTCGCTCTTTGTCCGATCATGGGGACAGCAAGATAAAAAATTCATGCCGCATTTGGCAACATGGCTAAACGGTGAGCGTTGGGATGATGAGATCCAGCAACCCTCTTTGCAAGATATGACAAGCGACCAGCAGATGCAGGCTATTCTAGGCTCACTGGAAACAGACAGAAAGATGATCCAATGAATTACGAGCAGAGAACAAAAGCAATCGGCGCATGGCTGCAAAAAGAATTGCAGTCGTATGATGTACCTGCAAACCATACGCCTGATCGAGCAGCCACAGAAATGACAGCAATGGTCGAGGACATCAACAGCGAGATCGTCAGCTCCATAAACGAGGAAGGGCTAACCAACATCCTCCGAAACATGGGCAAGGACATCCGCAAGAACAATCGCACACGATCATGGCCCACAATCTACAACATGGTCAAAGCAGCACAGAAATGCTCAGACGCATACAAGCCACCAATTCTAGGCCCAGCAAAGTCAGTCGCATGGGACAGCGATGCAATCAACGCAAGGCGCATGAACCACGGCGAAGCGGTAGGAGATGAATACATCACCGGATCAGGAGCAGACAGACTGCTAGAAAAAAACCTCATCACGATGAACGTGATCCAAATGTATCGGCAAAGCTTGGAAGAAAACCGCATAGAGACATACGCCCGGAGAGAGCAGCCAGCCGACCCAATAGAGGACTATCCGTTTTGAGACCCAAACAACTCAGAGCCAAAGATCTAAGAGCCTTTGCAATCGTACCAATCAGAGCGATCAAAGATCCACGGATCACGCCCAAAACCCTCCGGGTTCTCATTGCCTTCTGTAGCTACTGCGACAGCATCGGACGCACCTTCGTCAGCAATGAACGCATCGGACAAGACATCGGAAGCAAGCGAACCGCAGTAGGATACCACGTCAGGAAGCTCAGAGACTACGGATACATGGTCTATGCAAAGCCATTCTACAAAGGCCAGAGATCCACCAGCAACCGCATCGTCTTCGATCCTCACGTTAAATACGAAGACACATTACGCTCAAGGCTCACAGCCAAACAACAAATGGAACTAAGTGAAGCAGAAACAAACGCACAGCTTCAAGAGCAGATAGATAAATCTGGCACTAACTGCGAGGTTGAACTGGACTTATCTAGGTTAAGGGCTGAATTTCAGTGTTTGACGACAGACTATTTCACGAGGGCAATCGGCGCTGGATGGAGGATCAAGCCGGATGTCGTGCAGTCAGCAGCGATCATGCTGGCTAATCAGGCCGTAGAGCTTCTCACAGAGCCGCACAGTGACGAAACAGAGGCGGCATAGGTATGGGTAGCCAAACGATCTTACCGGCAATGGTTCGGGCTTATACTGGCCCTACCCTACAACGCAGCACAGAGGCAGGCAGCGCATCACAGGCAGGCAATCGATCCCCAGCGGCGGCAAATGGCGGCCAAATCGCAACAGGCACCCCTTGCCCCCCACCCCCGCCGACTATAGCTACAGTCCCCCACGAAACTATTTTCCAAAAAACCATGAAAGGGTTTACCGATGCCAAACAAGAAACCAGGATTATATGCGAACATCCATGCTAAGAAGAAGCGTATTGCTGAGGGCTCTGGCGAGAAGATGCGGAAGCCTGGTAGCAAGGGCGCTCCTAGTGACGCTGCTTTTCGCAAGGCTGCCAAGACGCGGATGAAGAAGTCTTATGGATGATGGTGTAACTGTGTGGGTTGTTTATCCAGATGGCCTGCGCATTTACCATGATGGTAAGCAGGTTGGTTTGATACCTACTGATAAGTTTCCCAATGTGATTAGGGATCTTGCAAAGGGGCTATTGTAATATCGTTTTCTATGCGATATCGTAATCTCACTGTAACGTTGTATAGGAGATACACATGAACAAGCGATTTAGTGTTGTGCAAGCGAAGGAAGTGCCTGGCCGGGATAAGCCTGTTTGGCTGCGTCATGGCATTGCCTTTCAGAATGACAAGGGGATCAGCATCAAGCTTGAGGGATTGCCTTTACCCAACAAGGAGGGTGAGGTTTGGTTGAAGCTGTTTGAGGATGATGGCAACCGTTCTCAGCAAGCGGCTCCTGCCGCTGGTAAGCTGGACGATGAAATTCCGTTCTAATGGCTAGAAAGAAAGAGGATAAGATAAAACCTATCCCGCCGGTTGGTCGGTTCGGTGGTGCGCGTGTGTTGCAGCGCCGGATTGGCCGGTCGGAGACTTTGGCTCAGAACAAAGAGGCTGTTGCGACTGAGCTGATTGCTATGGGTACGGCTCGTATGACTGACATCATTGATCTTCATACTGGTCAGGTTAAGCCTCTAGATGAGATCCCTTCTGAAGCATTGGCTGCGATCAAGAAGGTTACGGTTGGTCAGTACGGCACAACGATTGAGATGTTTGACAAGGTGAGTGTTCTGCGTATTCTGGCTAAGGCTAGTGGCTTGCTCGATGTAGAGAAGAACGTGGACAAGCCTTCGATCATTGGGATCAACATGAAGGGTCCAGAGATCACCACAACGTATGAGGCTGACGATGACTGATCTCCCCAGCATGAACTTGGATTTCTCTAAGTCTGCTACGGTCTGGAAGTTTTTGCACGATAAGTCTTTTGTTCGCGGCCTGATGGGGCCGGTGGGATCTGGCAAGTCATACGGCTGTGCTGCTGAGATTATGTTAAAAGCTGTCCAGCAAAAGCCTTCGCCTCGTGATGGCATTCGGTATTCCCGGTTTGTGATCGTGCGTAATACCTATCCAGAGCTTAGAACAACTACGATCAAGACGTGGGGTGAGTTGTTTCCAGAGGATGTATGGGGTCCGATGCGCTGGCAACCGCCTATTACCCACCATCTTAAACTCCCCAGCAGAGATAATGCTCCTGGTATTGACTGTGAAGTTATCTTCATGGCCCTTTCCACGCCCCAAGATGTGCGTAAGCTGCTGTCATTGGAGCTAACTGGTGCGTGGGTTAACGAGGCTAGAGAGCTGCCGAAGGCTGTGATAGATGGTTTGACACACCGCGTTGGCCGTTATCCTACCAAATCCGATGGCGGCGCGTCCTGGTATGGAATTATCATGGATACTAACCCGCCCGATGCGGATCACTGGTGGCATGAGCTATCAGAGAAGAACCCTATCGGTGGCCGGTTCCCGTGGAAGTTCTTTCGTCAGCCAGGTGGTGTCTTGGAGGTGTCTGCCAAGGATCTACCAGAGAACCCGGAAGCAAATGGTTTTGTATTTTCCGGTGGCAAGTGGTGGATGGTTAATCCTTCTGCGGAGAACAAGACGCATTTGCCGGATGGTTACTATGAGCAGCTTCTAGGCGGAAAGAATGCTGACTGGATCAGGTGCTATGCAGAGGGCAAGTTTACCTTCGTGCAGGAAGGCAGGCCGGTTTGGCCGGAGTATGACGATGAAATGATGTCTGCGGATGTGCAGTATGATCCGCAATACCCGCTACAGATCGGCGTTGACTTTGGTTTGACACCGGCGGCTATCTTTGGGCAGAGAACATCTGGCGGTGCGTGGAAGATCCTCGATGAGCTTGTGACATTTGACATGGGGCTTGAGCGCTTTGGGCAAGAGTTGATAGGCAAGATCGCTGCAAGCTTCAACAAAGCAGAGGTGCAGATCTGGGGAGACCCTGCTGGAAACAAGCGTGACGAGATCTATGAGGTTACAGCCTTCGATCACTTGCAGTCTATTGGGTTTCGCGCACAGCCGACAGATAGCAATGCTTTCAATGTAAGGCGTGAGGCTGCTGCGGCTCCTATGAACCGGCTGGTTGGTGGCAAACCTGGTCTTCTCGTTAGCAAAAAGTGCTTGAGGCTGCGGAAATCTCTGAGCGGCGGCTATTTCTTTAAGCGTGTGTCTATGGGCGCTGGGCAGGATCGGTTTAAAGACGCGCCGGTGAAGAATGAACACTCTCACTGTGGCGATGCTTTCGGGTATCTTATGCTTGGTGGCGGCGAACAACGCAGATTGCGGCGCGGAACTTATGGCGGAAGCTTTGCAGGTGGGCAAACATTCAGCGCAAGCACAGATTTCGAGATCTTCTAATGGCTTTAGTGCAGCTCCCCCAGGTAAGAATGGGCCACGACGAGCACATTGTGCCTCTAAGCTATGAGCATCTTACCAGGATACGGCTCAAGAAAGAAAACCGTGACTTCGTAAACGTGATACCAAACTATCTGGATTACGTCTGGGATCACGCAGTAGATGGTATGAGCTGGGCAGGTATAGGCAGGGGCAAGGTTATCTCTGCATTTGGTATTAGGCCATTCTGGGACGGTGTTGCAGAAATGTGGCTTATACCTGGAGAGGAGATAGACCGCCATGCGATATCGGTTATACGAGCTTCTAAACAACTAACCGATACCGCAATAGCTAATAATGGCATAAAAAGACTACAGATCTGCGTAAATAGCGATAACGATACCGCATTTAGGTTTGCCAAGGCACTACGTTTCGAGGTAGAAAGTATTATGAGAAAGTACGGACCGGATGGGTCTGACTATTACATGATGGTGAGGTTTTAATATGTCTGGAATATTTGGCGGTGGTCGGCCCGCTCCCACCCAAGCGCAAAAAGATGCAGAGGCCGCTCAGGCTCGTGCAGGTGAACGTGCGACTGCACAAGAGCGTACGGAAATGCAGGGTGTTCAATCTAGGCGGCGTCTTCGTCGCACTGGGGGCATGAGGTTGTTGTTTTCACCGGCGCGCCGAGAGGGTCCGGGCGACTTACCTAGATCAACAAAGCTCGGTGGTGGAGTCTAATGCCGCAGGAGTGGAGTAAAAAGCCTACATTAAAATCGGATTTTTCTGAATTTAAAAGGCAGGTCGGCGTAATTATGAGGGGCAATGTACCTGTTAATTCTGGTGATCCGGCAAGGTCAGCTAGAACAAGTGCGGCTCATCAGAGATTCTTGAAGAGTCTAAAGGACAATGATTCCAAAGGCTCTAAAAAAGCCACAGCGCCAGATGCAAAGGCTGCCGCTCGTGCTCGAATGATTGCAGAGGGCAAAGAAAGCAGAAAGAAGTTTGAAAAAGAAAAGGGAAACAGGGTTGCTAAAAGACGCAAGCTGTTACTGAAG